TAGATTAAGTAATTCAGGTGCATTATTCTTTGTGTAGCTTGAAGCATATTGTTCTGTAACAGTAGCAGTGTCTTCTAGAACTTTACTAAAGACATTTACAAGGACTTCACTAAGAGGTATCTCATCCCTTACAACTCTATTATTAGAATCAGGGTCTGTCCAAATACCTGCTGCATGGGCTTTTTCGTAAGTTGTCTGTGTTTCAACTTTTACAATACTAATTGTAGCCCGCATAGTCATAATTAGAAGTCCGCTCTCACTTTAAATTTCAACTTATCGAATATGGTGTACTTTTTACCTGAGGTGTCTTCTAACTCGATTTCACCTTCATAAGTTCCTGCAGCAACATCTAAAGTAGTAGGATTCCACTGCATAAAACATAACCCACTCGTATAAGGTGGAGTTTTACCACATGTCATAGTATCTAAAATACCGGAACTACCAAGAAGTCTAAAATGTACTTTTATAATTTCATCTGTTAAGTCAATAGGAGCCCACGTAGTAGCATCATCTTCATCAAGGGTTTTACCTGCTGCTGCAGTGTTAGAGTCTCTTAACGTGAAATTTAATTCAGGTTTGTCATCCCCAGCAACGAGGTTGATTGTATCGTAGTAAGCCATTATTTAACTCCTCCTGGAGGTTGTTCTCAGCATATGACATGCAATAAATTTGTCTTAATTATAACACTAGTTTTCTAAATAAAACCTCTATCTGTTAATTTAGTGTTTGAGTCTAAGTTATCTGGGTTGCGTAAGCCTAGTAGGTTAATTTGTTTACAACTTTCGACATAGCGTAAGTAGTATGTATTGTTCTCAGCTTTCATGTCACCACTAATAGCAGTGTGTGCTTTATACGCAGCATAGTTAAGCAAAGCCTCTGTGTATAGTTGAGGTAAGCTTAAGTTAACATTAATAGTCTTAGCTAATTTAGGTGCGGCCGTGTACGTAAGTATCATATCTGTTCTACCATCTTTGTCTGTACCTTTTATAACTAACTTAGCTGGGTCTTTAAACATCACAGACACATTACTATCTACACCCTCTACTATGTTTGTTTTCTCATTATTGATTGTAACTTCATCACCATCTGTGAAAATACAGCTTGTTGCGTGTAAGAAATCATCGGCTAGTTTGAATTCTTCTCCTGCTAGTGCGAAGTCTAACTCCATATCTTTTTGTAAGATATTGAACTTCTTATGTAATTCAATATTTGCTAAATTTATGTGTGTGCGTATCTTATTCTGATTAGCTACCTGTAATGTTGACGGAGCAGGGGAAGCTCCTGGAGTCATATCCCCCACATTAGCTACTGCTAAGTTACTAATTTCACCATTAACTAAAAATTCTATATATTCGTAAACTTTCACGGAGTTTTCCTAAAATAAATACTGTGTATTTATCATACCACGTTATTTACTGCACATACATCTTTATACAAAATATGAACTTTCACCCGCTTCTTCAGGTTCTTCATCATCCCACATCATAGTCCCATCTTTATTATGAGCATCTGTAGATACCTCACTAGGCTTCCATGCATTAAACTCACCTAACATAGAGATATTATCTATCTGATCATCATGCTTAGACTTAAAACCTTTAACTGTGGCTAACTGTAACTCATTCATCATCTCAGCTAACTCAGCAGAGTCCCTCAGCTCCTCAGGAAACCATAACTTACCCGATTTGAATAGTGGTACCGCCATTTGCTGGAATCGGCTCATCTTATCCTTATTAGGACGTATGCCAGGAGTAGTCTTCCCACGGCCTGAAGATAAGGTAAAGTAAATATTACGGTTCATCATCTCATTCTGAATCCATGCTATAAAACCCCCCTGCTGCCCCGTCACTTCTACACCTACTTCCTGTGGGCGGTATTTCTGAGCTAATCTAAATAATTCATCTATAGATTTATCCATCAGAGCTTTCTTACAGAATCCATCTACCCATAACCAGTCACCCTGATTATTATAAGCCCACACATTTATCGTACTAAAGTCAGCAGACTCTTTCTCACTAGTAGCGAAGTCAGTCGTAATATAGAAGTTAAATGCTCCCATGTTATTCTTAACATTAGAATGCTTATACCAAGTAATATCACTATCCTTAATGAGACGTTCTTCCTCAGACATAATACGTAGCATTAGCTCCTGGTTGAAGCTGTCTAACTTACCAGCACCTTTAGACTTATCATACTGACTCTTCACATACTCATAGTTAAATCTGTCCTCCCAAGCTCCCTTAAAGTCACTTTTAGGTACAGGAAACTCTTCACATACTGGGTAAACGTTAACATACCACACTCCAGACTCTACTGCCTTGTACAGAGGGTCTTTAGCATTAAAGGGGGTACCCGACCAGATTACTTTACGTCTATTAGGGTGCAACGCATAGTCAATAGCTGAGTAAATAGTATTTTCTACACTTTCAATAATAGTAGGTGACCTGGCATCATCATCTGAGAGTAAGTCATCCAGTATCGCTAACTGAGGCCTAGTATTCAGCTCTACTGTTCCACGAACACCAGTCTTAGCACCATGACCCGTTATTACCAGCTCTTTCCCTTGATTATTTTTAAAGTACCATCTAATGTCAGTAAACTTAGATTTATCTAGATAAGCTTTAAGGAATGGGCTGTTATCACATCTACGCTCTAAACGTAGTCTCATTTTCTTGACACCATTCTCAATTGAGTCAGAAACATACAAACCATAATCTACATCACCAAATCCAGGAATAGAGCCATACACAGCTAAATACAGTATTAGATACTCTGCCAGGATAGTTGTCTTAGCAAGACCACGTGAACACATGTTAACGGTATTCTGCCTCTTGCCAGTAATGTTATCTAACATCTTGTAATGAATTACAGGTGTTTTATTCTCTTCACCACGTTCACCGTTAACTAGCTTAATAAAACTAACAAATTCTAATGCAAACTCGCTAGGCACATAACTTGCATCTAGAGAATAGTCAATATCGTTTAACCATTCTTCAACAGTCTTCTTAACTAATCCTTCCATTATTTTCTGTACGTCCTCAAATGTTCAACACGTTTAGCATCATCTTGTTCAGCCTCTACAATAAGATAGCTAACCTCCATAGAGATCTGCTCAAACCTATTTCTCTCAGATGAGTCATTAGATTCATTCATCCCCACCTGTGCCATTAACTTAATAGCTTTCAACTTACCTAAACAATCATTCATGCAATGTATCATTTTATTCTCCACATTATTAGTAATACCACACTTCCCACTAGCAAGTAAACCCCCACCATAACTAGTAACCCAGTAATCATACTTCTTCGTACTCAGTTTCAACAGTATCTTTCTTCCTGGCAATAATATCTGAGTGTGCCATATCTTCAGCTGTAACAGCTCCACTCTGAATTAACTTAAGTTGTTGCTGGGCTAAAGCTCTAGTCGTAGCCCTCAACTCATCAATAGAATCATTGTTGTAATTAACGTCAACTTCAATCTTAGCCGTTTCTGGGGCTTTTAATTGCATAATCAAGCATTCAGCTGCCTTCTGTCTAACAGTCTCTGATTTGGCATCTCTCATAAGCTCAGCTTGAATATTAATAGCTTCCTGATGTATATCCATATTTAGAATATGCACAGGCACCAATGTACGCTCTAATATCTTATGAACTAACGCACCTTTGTTGTAAGTCGTTGAGAAGCTAGAGATAGTCTTCATCGGAGTGTTCTTATCTACCAATCTCTGATATCTGTCAGGAAACACCTTAGCGTAAGCAATAGTATTAGAATCACCCAGTAGCTTATAACTTACAAACTTCACAGCATTAAGATATTCAGTCATGCCATATCTACCTAACTGCATTACATCTGAAAACCCCAGTAAGTTTTCTTTGTAGATATCTCTAAACTCATCACCCTCAGTAGCATTAATAAACTTAACCATATCTTCAGTTACATTGTGCCTAAACTTCTTAGGCATACTGGCTTGTAGCTGTACAAGCGTTAAGTCTTTTGTAAATTCTTTATTTACTAATTGCATTTTACTCCCTGTGGATTTACTTTAGCATTCTTACGTTTGTCCCAAGACACCCGTGCAATGTGCCGCCTATCAAGATTACCAAACCACCATCTGTAAGGATTCACATAAAAGTGAATACCATCTCGTTGGATATCTTCATGCCCAACTAACCAACTTATAGCAGTGCTTATGTTAGGAGCAGCCACACCAAGAGCTTCACTTACTTCTTTGTTTGTAGTAGCTATTTGCCCATCTAAGTCTTTTAAGTTAAACAGGTGTTTCCACACTCTGCCTTGAAGCTTAGGCATTGCTAGTAATAAGTCAATGCAATCTTTTCCATCTGTTGTTTTAATATCCATACATGCTTGCTCGTGGTCATATCTCATAGCCAGCAAGTATACACACATCTATAAAAGATATAACTTCATTTAGTAAATTGATATAATTATCCAGCATTGTTATAGAAAAGTATATAACCAGAGTTATATACTTCCTAAAACTTTTCCCTTGGAGGAATGCGGGTTGTAGCGTTTCCCTTTATATATATTAGGACGCAGTCCGCAAGAGCCACCACTTTAACTAAAAAGAAAATAATATATTTAGTAATAAGATACTCACATACTTACCCACATCCCGGCAGTCGCAAGCTCCTTTGGGCGCGGGACGTATGCTCGTATCAATAGGGGGCAGGATG